GCAGTTCAACCAGAACGTTCAGGCTCAGCAGGAGTTGGAGCGTCGCCGCCGTTTGCGCACAGGTGAGTTCGCTGGTGGCGGTCAGTTCACTCGCACCACCGGTGCCACCTCAGGCGCTATCGAGACAGGTGTCGGCACCGCACAGTAACCACCGATAGTGGTGTGTGCTACACTGCGAGTGTTCCAACAGGGACACCATCGGAACCCCCCGATTTCGATGTGAAAACAAGGGTGAGACTTTGCAGCCATCTGGAACCTCCAACCAGATGTGGGCAGAAGGAGTGAGCCATGTCAGAAGCAAACTTCGAGTTTGATGAGGACGCGGTAGAGCAACAGCCGAAGGATCCCGTTAGGGCACATCTGCGGAAACTCGAAGCCGAAAATAAGGCTTTGAAGGAGCAGGTCGTAGCCAAAGCGGAAGCCGAACGGAAGTTGGCGTTTGTGGAAGCAGGTGTAGACCTGACATCTCCAGCCGCCAAGTATTTCGTGAAGGGCTATGACGGTGAACTTTCACCGGAAGCAATCCGACAGGCGGCCGAAGAAGCAAGTCTCATTCGTAAGCAAGACACGTCTGGTGAACAGCAGGCGTGGAACAGGGTGGCGCAGGCTGCTCGTGCGGGTGACACAAGCGAACCGGTTGTTGACTACAGCACCAAAATCAAGCAGGCACGTTCAGCCGATGAAGTGATGCAGATCTTGGCTCAGGCGAGAGCTGAAGCAGAAAACCTGTAAACCCCCAAACAAAAAGGAAGTAGCCAAGTGGCTTACACCCAGCAATCATCGCTGTCTGTCGATCAGGCAGCATACGATCAGATCGCATACTTCGCGTTGCGCTCTGAGCTTCTGTTCGATCAGGCGGCAGACGTGCAGCCAACCAACCAGTCCATGCCTGGTTCGTCGGTGACGTTCACGATCTTCGCTGAACTCGACGCAGCAACCAGCACCCTCACCGAAACCTCGGATGTCACGCCAGTCGCGATGAGCGATTCGCAGGTCACCGTGACCCTCGCTGAGTACGGCAACACCGTCAACACGACCGCCAAGCTTCGTGGAACCTCGTTCCTCGATGTGGATGTCACCGCCGCTAACCTCATCGGTTACAACGCTGGTGACTCCATCGATCAGGTCGTCCGCGACATCCTCGCTGGTGGCACGAACGTCGTTTACGGTGGCGGTGGATCAACCGATCCGTCGAGCCGTGTCACGGTGCAGGCAGAAGACATCATCGAAGCCAACGACATCCGTAAGGTGACCGCACAGCTTCGCAAGGCCAACGTCGCAACGTTCAACGGCTACTACATGGGTTACATCCACCCAGACGTGTCGTACGACCTGCGTCGCGAAACCGGCAACGCCTCGTGGAACGCCCCGCACGTCAACGTCGATACCGCAGGTATCTACAACGGCGAGATCGGCACGTTCGAGTCGGTGCGCTTCATCGAAACGCCACGTGCTAAGGTGTTCACCGACGCATCGAACGGCACCAGCACCACCGGCAGCATCGACGTGTACTGCACCCACATCATGGGTCGTCAGGCACTCGCAAAGGCGTACAGCCAGGTTGACGGCAACAGCGCGTTCCCGAAGGTCGTTCGCGGCCCGATCGTGGATTCGCTCATGCGTTTCAACCCAATCGGCTGGTACTGGCTCGGCGGTTACGGCCGTTTCCGTGAGGCTTCGTTGCGTCGCATCGAGTCCTCGTCCAGCATCGGTTCCAACTAACTAGTTGGTTCTCCGCTCAGCGGGGAGCATCGGGTGTTTCACCTGATGTTCCCCGCTTTTTGCGTTTGCTACACTTGTCGCGATGTCAATTTCTAACTACGCCGAAAACGCACTACTTGACACTCTGAGGAATCAGTCGTTTGCTGTCACAACCACTTACGTCAAGTTGCACACCGGTGATCCAGGCGAAGCAGGAACCAGCAACGCCGCAACCGAAACAGCACGGAAAGCGGTTTCGTGGTCGGCTGCTTCGTCGGGTTCGATGGCTTCTTCTGCGACTCTTGAATGGACCAATGTCGCGGCAACAGAAACGTACTCACATTGGTCGCTTTGGGATAATGCTTCTGCGGGGAACTGTTTGTGGTCTGGTGCTTTGTCTTCTTCTGCCGCTGTTACTGCTGGGGATACGTTTCAGATCACTTCTCTCACCTTGTCG